GCGCTCAATTTACGGATGGTTCGGATTCTTATTTCAGCGCAAAGAAAATGCATGAATGCACGATACCAGACGGAGAAGAGCCTACGCTTAGACTTTCAACTCAAAACGGCGCTAAATACATAATCGCAATTGACCCATCGTTTTCTAACAGCCCTAGCTCTGATTACTTTGCTATGACTGTAATGGAATTAAACGAAGAGAATAAAACTTCTACATTAGTTCATAGCTACGCGGTGGCTGGCGGCGACCTAAAAGACCATATAGCCTACATGCACTACCTAACCGAAAGCTTTGATGTGGCTATGGTTATCATTGACAATGCGGGGTATCAATTCCTTGATAGTTGTAATGAAAATGAAAAATTCAAAAGAAAGCCTCTTAAGTTCATAGACTTTAATAGTGACACGGAAGGAGCCGACTACGAGAAAATGCTCCGCCAAGCAAAAAGGCAATACAACAAAGAAATGGGCTTTATATGCTTCAAGCAGGTTTTTACCACAAATTTCATAAGAAACGCAAACGAATACCTACAGGCTTGCATTGACCACAAGAGGGTGTGGTTTGGCTCTAGGATCGTTCCTAACCCTGACGCTTTCATGAGGGAGTCCAACAAAAGACTTGCTCTGACTTACCCAAAGGGAGAGGGCATATTGGATTTGATTGAAAATCAAGATAATCTAGTATATCAAACAAAAAAGCAATGCGCCCTTTTAGAAGTCACTTCCACAGCTAGAGGTACTCAATCTTTCGATTTACCGCAGCATTTGAAGAGAAACACTTCAGCCAACAGAGCCAGAAAGGATAATTACACAACCCTAATGCTTGGCAACTGGGCCGTTAAATGTTATTTTGATATGATGGATTTGGGAGAAATCAACGTAAATTCGACTTTTAGCCCAATGATGATACAATAATTGTGTAACTCAAAACAGCAATGACAGGTAAAAGGAAAAGCACTAGGAAGGCAAAAGTTGAGGAAGAGACTAAACCGTTAATGGTTTCTGAGGCTTCTGAATCTTTGGCGTCGGCAAGCACTAGCACTACAACACCCACTCGTAGAAACCTTGCTGGCAACATCACTAGAACGGACAGATATAAGAATATCTCCGATGGCTTGATTCCTTACAAGTACACCCCAGGCGTCGGAGCGGTTAATCGCTCAAACATTGACGTAAGAGATGCTGTAATTTTATGTCAGAAAGCCTATTACAACTTTGCTGCTTTTAGAAACGTCATCGACTTAATGACAGAGTTTTCAATTAGCAATCTTTACTTTAAGGGCGGAACCAAAAAGTCTAGAGATTTTTTCGACGCCTTTTTCAAGAAGTTAAATATCATTGGTTTTCAGGACAAGTTCTTTAGGGAGTTTTTCAGATCAGGTAATGTTTTCGTTTATAGGTTTGATGGCAAAGTCCGCCCAGAAGACATGAGCAAGATCACGCAAATGTATGGCGCTAGTTTTGCTGCTGACAATACTATACCTGCGAGATATATGATCCTTAATCCTGCTGATATTCAGCTTACTGGTTCTGCTGCGTTCTGGAACGGTAATTATTACAAGGTGTTTTCAGACTATGAGTTGTCTAGGCTGCAAAACCCTCAAACAGAAGAGGATCGTGAAATTTTCGACTCGCTCGACCCAGACGCAAAGAAAATGCTAAAGTCAAACAAGCGCTCTAAAATTGTATTAATGAAGCTTGACCCAGACAAAGTGAAACCAATTTTTTACAAGAAGCAAGATTACGAGCCGTTTTCTGTGCCGTTGGGTTTCCCTGTGTTAGAAGACATCAATTACAAAGCGGAGTTGAAAAAGATGGATATGGCTATAGCTCGCACTATGCAGCAAGCTATTCTTTTGGTTACTATGGGAACTGACCCAGAGAAGGGCGGCGTGAACCAGAAGAACTTGGAGGCCATGCAGACTTTATTTCAAAACCAGTCGGTAGGTAGAGTTCTTATTGCTGACTATACTACGAAAGCAGAATTTGTTGTTCCTAACATTGGTTCGTTACTCGACTCAAAGAAATACGAAGTTGTAGATAGAGATATTCAGCTTGGCTTAAATAACATCTTAGTCGGAGAAAGCACGTTTGCTAATCAAAACGCAAAAATCGACTTATTCATTGCAAGACTAGAGCAAGCAAGAAATACCTTTATGGAAGACTTTTTGGTTCCAGAAATAAAAAGAATTTCCAAGTCTATGGGGTTCAAGAGCTACCCTACGCCCTACTTTGACAGGATCACATTGAGAGACGATACGAACATGCTGCGTATCTACAATAGACTTATTGAGTTGGGAATCTTAACTGCTGAAGAAGGTCTTGAAGCAATCGACACAGGCAGGCTCCCTGATAAGGATATGTCTCTCAAGTCTCAGGAAGAGTTTAAGGAGCTAAGGGAACAAGGGCTATACGAGCCGCTTATTGGTGGCAAAAACCAAGCTGAAATTAAAAAAGAAGCTGGAAGACCAGAAGGTGAGCCAGCACCTACCCCAGAGCAAAACCCCGCTGGGCAAGGAGAGCAGTCCAAGGCTGTAAACTACAGCTTAACAAAGGTCACAGACAATTTAACAAAAGCTTCAAAGCTATTTAAAACTGTAGAGGCTAGTCTTAGAAAGAAGCACAAAATTAAACGATTAACTAAACAACAAAAGCAAGTCGCAGAAGAAATTGCTTGCGTTATCATTGCAAATGAAAACCCAAAAGATTGGGAAGGAAAAGTTTCTCAGTACGTGCAGAAGCCTATTGACACTAACCCCGACAGAATAGCTGAAGTTAGAGAAGTTGCTTTTGAGCATCAAGTAGATGACTACTTAGCAAGTATTCTTCTCGCAAGCAAGGCGTAAGGTCGTGGTAAATGCCAAACAGGATAATATACAACGCCCAAGATTTATTCTTCGGGTTGCCAAGCGGAGTAGATAACTTTCCGCTAGTTACTGGTTTTCTTTCTGATGGAAACACAGGCACGTTCGAAGTCCTCAAAAGAATTCATAGAGTCCAAAGCTTTAACTATGATATCACCACCAATAGAGAAGATATTGGTTTAGTCGGTAAATCCTCTTTTGACTCGCATACTCTTTCTAGCCCGCCAGATGTAAACGGTAGTATCTCATATTTTATCGAAGGGCTAAGTAATGAGAAAAAAATGGGGTTCAATGTTCTCACTAGCGGAGCGACAAGCTTACCCAATAAAGAGTTTACTTTCAACTTCGTAAGCGGAAATAAAAAGCAAAATATATATTTAGCTGTCAACAAGTCTGGAGAAAACGCCCGAAGAACCCCAGCGTATGATCCCAGTGAAATCCCAGATTTAATTTCTTCTGGTAGAGCGTTAGAGATGACTACCCAGCAAGTAGATAATTTGGGTATGTTAGTTTTTCAAAACGCTTACATAAACGACTACGCCTTAGATATAACAGTTGGTAATTATCCAAAAGTTGATGTTAGCTTTGTAGCTGACAATGTAATATTTCTGGGGTCTGGATCGGCAATCAAAACACCAATCATAAACAGTCAAAACGCTGAAGTAGAATACGGAGAAAAAGAGCTAATTATCCCAAAGAACTACGCAAGGCGAAACGCGAACTTTGATGTAAACCACACTTTCAGGCCAGGAGATGTTGAGATTGCGATATCCAAGCGAGCAGCGGACGAAGATATTTTAGTCCAAAACGACATGGAAAGCTCCACCGACTTTGTTGGCTTTCATGGAGCCACAGTAGCTTTAACTTCTTCTGAGCAATACCAAGGCTTACAATCTTTACAGGTTAACCAAACTTCTTCAATTAGTAACGGTAACTATGGTGGGGCAATGATACGTGTCCCAATACAGCAAATGGTGGTTGGGGAATATTATACTTACGAATTTTTTGTTAAAGCCAACACTGCTAAACCAGAGGGAGAGCTACTAAACGTAAGCCAAGATGGAATACCAGGCACATTTAGTTTAAATCAGTTTGTGGGTAATGATTGGACTAAAATACAAATAAGAAAAAAACTAACTTCCGCCCCATCCAGTAGCAATAAAGTTTTCAATATTTTCTTTGGTAGCGCACCTAGCTTAATTTTTTACGTTGATTCATTCAAGGTCTACAAAGACGCAGAAAACGAGCCTGTTCAATTTTACAGAGATATCTTTCAGTCGGTTAAGATGAACATACCAATGAGTAGAGAAAACCTATCTTGCATTGGTCATAAATACCATGTAGACAGAAATTTAACTTTACCTCTTAAATCCACGGTTACAATTGATATGATTGAAAGTGGGTCAAATTATCAAATCTCTGGCAACTTCTTAGATAATCTACGCAGAGATGAAAAGTACGACATGAGTTTGACCTTTAGAGACAGTCAAGGTAATCAGGGCATGAAGTTTAACATATTCGGCAGCAAATTTGAGGGTGCAGCCTACAACTCTGATATTGGTTCAAATAAAACAGTATCAACTACTTTTACAATGTCTAATGATTATGACTTTGCTAGAAGTGTAATATCTGCTGAAGGTCAAGGCTTGTTTATCCTAGATCATTTAGTGGACGATAATTTAAATATATTAACCACAGACGGCGGTGATCCGATGATTGACGAAACCCCATTCTTGTTCTAATGGCTACTAAGATTAGAAATGTCGAATTGCTAACGCTCGCTAGAAGCGATGCGGGTATTCCTGTATTGGGGCATGTTGGTGTTGGTATCGACGCTAATTTGATTCAAGATTTTGAGATGGCTCTTTCTAGGGTTAGTGAAGCCGATCAATTTCATTTAGCTTTAAATACAGAGGGAACAATCACTGATAGCGGTTCTGGTGGAATAGCTTTCACGCATGGGTCTAGCGCCGAGACTGTCTTGGCCTCAATAAAGTTATTGCATAAAGCTACTGGCTATCCAGATTTATCTTTTAATACTCTAAATGTTAGTGACGCTTTACTGATTAAAGCTGATGGAAGCGTCAGCACTAATGGCCGTCTTGACGTTAACAGTGAAACGGTAAAGCTATATAATAGCGTAAACACTAACAATACTTTTTTCTTTGCCGAAAATACTAGCACTGGTAATGCTGGTATAAAATTAAAAAATAGTCAAGGCGAATTTACCATTATTGCTAATGATAGNCTGAGGTTTATAAGTGACGATAGCCCTAGCGTTGAGGTGATGTCTCTTCACCCAAATGGAAAAGTCGGCATAGGCACGGGGTCAAGTGCGCCGACAGCAAGGCTTGAAGTCGTTGGGGATTTATTCGTTCACGAAAATGGAAGCGGCACAAATAGGCTTAAAGTTTCGTATAATGGCACAAACGGTAACGCAATTATCGGTGCGGATTCATCTTCTGGTGATACTGAGTTGCAGTTTGGCACTTCGAACTCAGGTACATATGCTTCACACCTTTTTTTGACGAAAGATGGAAATGCCGGGCTAGGCACTAGCTCGCCGGGTAGTGTGTTTTGGACTTCCACTAGAAACCTGCACATATCTGATGCAACTGCTGCGGGCTTATTTATAACAAACACCACTAACTCATTGGAGTTTAATTTAGCCTGTGACTCAGGGGGCGGGGTTTATTTCGATGTCCATGATTCCACGGACGGGAATGACAACTTTTTTGCATTTCGGACGGAGGATACAGGCGGGGCAAATACCCCGACTGAAAGATTGCGGATTGATAAAGATGGAAAACTACTGCTTGGTGCTTCAACACAATCTTT